AAATTTGTAGGGATAGGAACAACGGCAACAGCAACGGCATCTATTACTAATGGAGTAGTTACTGGAACTACAATCACCAATCCTGGACTTGGATATACAGTTGCTCCCACAATATTTGCAGAAACTCCAAATCTTAATATTGAAAAAATCACAGGATTTTCTAATATTACAGGATTCTCTGGAATTGTGACTGGTATTACGACAACAACTGGAATTGGTGTTGGTGTTACTTTAGCACTTCAATTTACAATAATTGATAGTAATGAGTTCACTGGAGGACTATCCGTAGGATATCCAATTTACATATATGATACACAAATTGGTAGTGGAGTTACATCAATTGATAATTCAAATTCTGCAGTTGTTGGAATTGGAACTACTTTCTTGGACAATGTTTACTATGTTTCTGCCATATCCAATAATGATGCAATTGGAATTATTACATGTAATGTAGATTCAAATTCTAATATAGTTGGTCTTGGAACTACTGGAAATATATTAAATCCTGTTGGAAAATACTCATGGGGATTATTAGAAGGGGGAACAAGATCTGCAAATCCAATATCAATTGGTGTTGCTGGCAATACTGTATCGGGATTGACAACATATCCAACAATTCAGAGAAGAGGTATTGGTATTAGAAAAACTGGGGCATTACCCAAAAGAGAAGTATAATTGAAAACTAAAATTGTCTTATAAATATATAAAAAACAATTAATATGTCCGCATTCGTAACAGATCAATTTAGAATATTGAATGCTGGTTCTTTTGTAGAGTCTATCAGTAATAATTCTTATTATGCTTTCTTGGGGTTATCAAATCCAACTAGTCCTGATCCTGCATTTGGTAGAGACCCTAATTGGAATACAAGTACAACTAATAATCCTGTAGATAATTTTGAATATTTGTCTCATTATAGAGATACTAGTTTATTTGGTAAAAAAATTACATCAGAAAATGCCAGAAGAGTTATAAGAAAGGTTGAATGGGTTGCAAATACCCCTTATGACATGTATCGACATGATTATCGTCAAGGTAATGAAGCACCAGTATCTAAAACGGTAAGATTATATGATGCAAATTATTACGTTGTTACAAGTGAATTTAAAGTTTATATTTGTATAGATAATGGTTCTTCTACTCCTGATGGTACTAATCCTACTGTTACAGGATCAACAATAGAACCAACACAGACTGATGTAGAACCATCTGTTGCAGGTTCTGATGGATACAGATGGAAATATCTATTCAGCATTTCTCCGTCAGATGTGATTAAATTTGATTCTACAGAGTATATTACAGTTCCTAATGATTGGTTAACCACAACGGATTCTAGTATTCAAACTATTAGAGAAGGAGGAAATTCTGATACTAATAATAATCAAATAAAGGCAGTATATATTGAAGATGGAGGATCAGGATATACTACAGGTGCGACCGCAGATATTTTAGGAGATGGAACTGGAGGTAAAGTTTCAATTACAGCACCTGGTGGAGTTATAACAGATGTTACGGTGACAAATGGTGGAAAAGGATATACTTATGGAATTATTAATCTACCTGCAACTGGTAATCCGGCAAAATTAATACCTATAATTCCTCCATCAAAAGGTCATGGTTATAACATTTATGAAGAGTTGGGAACAGATAGAGTATTAATGTATGCAAGATTTGATGATTCGACTAAAGATTTTCCAATAGATACTAAATTTGCTCAAGTTGGCATTATTAAAAATCCCGAAACTTTTGCTGGAACTGGGGTAACTTTTACCGGAAATGCATTCTCATCTCTTTCTGGTATCGGACTATCAGAATCTAGAGATGTGACTATTGGCGAACAAATAACTCAAAGTGTAACTGGAGCAAAAGGATATGTAGCATCATTTGATAAAGATACTAAAGTTTTGAAATATTATCAAGACAGATCCTTATGTTTTGGAAATAAGGTAGATCAAACGATTAGTAACAGTACAACAAATATAATAGCATTCGATTCTACTAATATTATTGAATTTAGTCAGAGTGGAGGAACGGCAAGTATTAATACTAACTTAGATGGTAGTGTTGTAGTTGTTAACAATAAGCAGATTAATTTGGGAGTTAATTTCACGGATGGACTTGCAAATCCGGAGATAAATAAAAAGACAGGGGATATAATTTATATTGATAATAGACCCATTGTCGAGAGAGACTCTAGACAAAAAGAAGACATCAAAATCATTCTAGAATTTTAAAAAAAGATGGCACAAAAAACCGACTTAAATATCAGCCCATACTATGATGATTTTGATGGAGATAAAAACTTTTATAAAGTTTTATTTAAACCCGGATATCCAGTTCAGGCTAGAGAATTAACAACTCTCCAGTCCATCTTACAGAATCAAGTAGAGTCTTTTGGTGGAAATATTTTTAAAGAAGGATCTATGGTTCTTCCAGGATCTGTAACTTTTGATAATCAGTTCTCTGCAGTAAAATTAAATGCAGTTAATTTAGGAATAGATATATCTGTTTATATTAAGAATTTTATTGGAAAGAAGATTACAGGACAACTTTCGGGTGTGACAGCATCTATTCAGGAAGTTGCACTTACATCTGATAGTGATCTAGTAACTGATATTACAATTTATGTAAAATATGGTGAATCTGGAGAGGATGCAGAAGTAGATACATTCCAAGATGGGGAACAGTTATTTGCAAGTGAAAATGTTACATATGGTAATACTACAATTAGTGCAGGAACCGTATTTGCATCATTAATTTCTCAAGATGCAACATCTACAGGTTCAGCAGCATTTATTGCTAATGGAGTTTACTTTATTAGAGGAACATTTGTAGAGGTTTCCAAGCAAACACTTATATTAGACTATTATACAAATACTCCTTCTTATAGAGTAGGATTAAAAATATCAGAAACTATTGTAAATGCAAAAGATGATTCATCATTATATGATAATGCAAGTGGTTTCACTAATTTTGCAGCACCAGGAGCAGATAGATTAAAGATAGCATTAACACTTACAAAAAAAGAAATATCTAATAATACAGATACTGATTTTGTAGAGATATTGAGAGTAGATGAAGGAAGAATTAAAAAAATTGAAAATAAACCCGTTTACAATTTAATAAGGGATTATATTGCCGAAAGAACATTTGATGAATCTGGTCATTATGCCGTAGATGAGTTTGATATTAAAGCACTCAATTCATTAAATGATCAAATCGATAATGATGGATTATATTTAGAAGGAGAAACTACAGAACAGGGAAATACTCCATCAGATGACTTAATGTGTCTACAGGTAAGTCCTGGAAGAGCATATGTTGATGGATATGATGTCACAATAGACGCAGAAACTGCTATAGATGTAGAAAAACCAAGAGATACGGAAAGTATAAGTAGTGCTAATATCCCATTTGAGATGGGACATTTGTTGAGAGTTAATAATGTCAGTGGTGCTCCAAAAGAAAATGAAACTTTAGATTTATATGATCAACTTAATGCAGGAGGGTCAATAATTGGTGCTGCTAGAGTTTATACATTCAATTTGACTGATGCTGCATATTCTGGTGCAGCAACTCAATGGGACTTATATCTTTATGATATTCAAACTTATACAAATGTAATTTTTAATGTAAGCACAACACTCTCAACATCTTCTTTTATAAAAGGAAAGAGTAGTGGTGCGAGTGGTTTTATTGTTTCTGGTTCTTCTTCAACATCTTTTGATCTCAGTCAAACTTCAGGAACTTTTGTAACTGGAGAAAAACTAATTGTTAATGGAATTGAAACTGCATTGACAATTGCAAGTTTTACTCAAAATACAATTGACCAACTTAAATCCGTCAATAAAACAGGAATATCAGGATTTCCAAATTTTGACGCAGATGCAGTTTTAAGTCCTAAAAAGTTCTCTAATGGGATTGCAGAAGTTAATATTGCTGGAGGTTCAGTAACAAGTCCAGGAAAATTATTCTCTGGTATTAGTACTGGTGATATTTTAAGTGTTGTGGATGGAAATAATCTAAAATATAATAGAATTGTAACAATTTCTGCAGATTTATCAACATTAACTCTTGGAACTATTACGGATGTTAGTGGAGTTTTT